GGTTTGACGGATCTTACTACTTGGATTACAATAATTTAAACAATAAACCTGCAATTTTAACACTTGCAAGTTTAAGCATTGGTGTTGAAAATGCACCAAGTGGTAATGGTGCAATTGATTATAATAATAGTACAGGTGTGTTTAAGTTTACACCTCCAACAGCATCAGGCATAGGAGCGTTGACTGCTGAAGTAAATGATCTAACAGCAGCAGTGACTTGGGCAAATGTACCAAACGCAAATATAACAGAGTCTAGCGTAACACAACACCAAGCAGCACTTAGCATTACTGAAAGTCAAATAAGTGACTTAGGTACGTATCTGACTGGTAGTTCAAGTATTGACGCACTTGCTGATGTAGATACTACTTCATCGGCACCTAGCACTAACGATGTTTTGCAATGGAACGGCACTAATTGGATACCTTCTGCAACTGCTGGCGGCGCCAATCAAAATGCTTTTAGTAATATTGCTATAACTGGTCAAAATACTGTGGCTGCTGATACTGAAACAGATACCGTAACTTTTATAGGTAGCAATGGAATTTCAATTACAACTGACAGTTCTACAGATACTATTACTTTTACAGGGCCCGGGTCAACCAGCAACTTTAGCGGATTGACAGATGCAGGAGCAGCAAGTCTTACTGTAGATAAAATTTACTTACCAGCAATTACAATGTTAGATGTTACAAATAATAGCAGCAGTTCATATAGATTTGATCAATATGGCACCACAGATAATCCTACCATCTACGCTATCAATGGAACTACAATTGCATTTAATCTAAGCACTATGGGTGGTTCACACCCATTCCTAATACAGGATTTTTCAGGATCTAATTACAATACTGGACTAGTACATGTGACAAGTAGTGGAGTGGTATCTACAGGTTCATCCGCGCAGGGTAAAAGTTCAGGAGTGCTTTATTGGAAAATACCTTCAAGCCAATCAGGAACTTTTAGATATCAATGTTCGTTACACTCAGGAATGGTAGGAAATATTACTGTTAAGAACTTTGTTTCGATCTAATTTGAACTGTTTTTTTATATTCTTCTATTTTTCTTTCTAGAGCTTTTCTAATATCTATCATACCTTGTTTGACAGATTGACTGTCACGAATGTCTCTACTAAAAATTAGTTGTTCGTGGTCTTTATCGAATTTGTTTACTTCACTTATTAATCTATCAAGAAGTGTCTGACAATTAGTTTTAACATCTACATCGTCGATCTTTTTAATTTCGCTTGTGTATCTACTTAAATCATTTTGAAATGATTGTGAATTAAATATTGATAGCATCTTCTAACTCCAAAACTGTTTCTATTTTAGTTCTTATTAGACTATTATTTAATGTGCTTCTTAACCCTGTATGCACATTCTTGGGTAGGTAATTTAAATCTGCCCAACAAAATGTAGGTATAACTTCAGTAATAAATTCCTCTTTTACAAGACAAATATATGTTCCGTATTCAAATCCTTTGTCTTTGGATAGATACAATTCTATAGGTATTATCTTGCCTGATGAAAATTTCTGTTGTAAATCTTGGCTGTCTTGAATTACATTATTTTCTAATGCAAACGTAGGCACAGTCCACCTTTCATTTTCTAATATTAGAAGTATTCGGTGAGAATCTCTTGATAGATATAGTAGTCCTACTCTTTTTTGCATAAAACTACTTATGCACCTTCTGGATCTAGTCTCCAATAACCTGGTGCATATTCTCCTTCAAAAGATTTAAGCCATTGTATACCATCCCATTTATACTGTATTCCAGTGGTTATGTTAGATAGATAGGTAAAATCTTCTACTGCTGAAGGATCGAATGCAACCGACCAACTTGAACCATTCCATTCTACAATACTGTTTGCTTTGATAGCAGTATTTGTTCCATCTTTGTTTTTCCAGCCATCTGCATCATCTGCTACATCTTCAAGAATTAAAAATCTATGTCCTACAGGAATATTATCTATACCGTTTAATCTTGTAATAGGATTATATGTAGTTGGGTCTACAATTGCATCAAAAGTTCCTTTACCTGTTGGATATTGTGGACTTTCTAGTAAAGTATTTTCTGTCCAACCTGGACTATCTTTATCAATTGTAACTAATAAAATAAAGTTGTCTACAGGATTAATAGCAAAAGTTCCTGTAATTTCTTTACCGTTAGGTTGACGGAAATGTATAGTGCTTGTGCCTTCTTCGAAACTACCTAAAGCAGCAAGTACAGCATTCCAATCTAGTTTTCTGTCATCTGTAAATTCTTTTTTATCTAAACCTAAACTTTGAATTGCAGCATTTTGATCTACAATTGACAAATCATAATCGTTAGGATTACCATTATTTGATTTGAACAACAACACAGGATATCTAGGATTTACGTATACAACATTTGAATCTGTTTGATTGTATACCAAGTTTGATAAATTTTGTATGTCGCCATCTTCTGTAAATATATTTGCAACAATACTTCTTACAACTCCAAGTTTTTTTACTTTTGCAGGAGGAGAAACATATATAGGTATCTCAAAATCTAATGAACAAATATCTATATCTGATTCAGTACCGGCTGGTATGCTTCTTGAACTAAAATTCATTCCTGTCATTCTTACAACACTTAAACTCGTCCAGTCAATATAATTGTCATTTGTTTGTATTTCAAATGCTGGATTAAACAGTACCATTATCTGTTCTAAAAGTTGCAGTTTTTGATCTGTGTTAGATGTCCATACATCTAGTTTACAAGTCATTAAGTAAGGCGTTGGCATCAGTCTTTCCACTGTAACATTTTTACCCGGGGCGCCTGTATATTGTCTGTTGCCTGATTCATCCACAGTGTAGTTACGCTCACGTATATTAACTTTGCTTACAAACGTAGGATCTGTTAATCTTGATGTGTCTATATCTAATCCAGTGATGTATGCTGCCATTCTAGGTACTGTTGGCAGTTTGTTTTCTGAATTTTCTCTTATTATGTTTGCAACTTGTCTTGTTAGATCTCCGTACATCACCGGAACAGTCTGTTGATCTCCATTGCCTGCTTCATATTTGAAACCAATAAAGATTCTCATAAACTGAGTAACATATTTCCTAATTTGTCCGTCGTAAAAGAAATCCATTATTTACTTGCCTTTTTAAAATCGTGAGTAAATGCAGTTTTATCACCTTTTGCAGCAGCAGCTCTACGCTTCTGTAACTTAATTGCAATAGGCTCGTCATCATCATCTTGTCGCACTTTTTTCTTAATTGTAGTCTTTTTTGGTGTTCTTGTTGCGAACCCTAATATTTCATCTATACGCATTATTCATCTGCCTTTGGTTTAAGTGCTTTTGAAAGACTCTGTCTTTCCTTAACTGTTTCACCATCAATTACTGATTCATTTGTATTGTTAATGAAGGAAGTTTTCTGTGTCTCACGTTTTTCATTTCCAGCAAAGTCTGCACCTGGTGCAGTATCGCTAGGACCTAAATTTGTTATATTTGTTCTCACATCATCCTCTACTTTGCTCCATCGTCCTTTAGCAAATCTAAATAGTCTAGTAGGTTTGTAATCAGTTCTAAGATGAAACTGTCCTTCTGATGGACCTAATGGAAATGCTATTCCTTGTGTGAACGGTGCTCCGTTAGGTGGAATACCATCACCTAGTAAGTAACCTTTGTAGCCATTTGCTTCTGCTGATTGGAATACGGTATCGGCAGTTACAGTATCAATGTCTGCATCATCTAGTGTAGTGTCAGCAGTAACAAGTTCTGTTTTTCCTGTTTCGTCTTGTTGTAGTGTATATAATTTTGTAGTGTCATATCCACTTTGTGGTGTGTCTGCTTCTGCTTGATCTTCAACAGCCTTGGTAATTTGCATCTCTTTCTCATATGTAGACATAATGTCTTTGAGTGTATCTGCAAGTTTGTAGTAGGTTGTATCAGGAGGGGCAATACCTGTAACTTCCTGTGTAACAGTGTACTTTTCACCGTTAGGTGCTGTAACTGTATCACCTGGATAATAAGTAGAATCTGGATTCCAAGTTCCTTTGAAGTTTTCTGAATCTGCAATTTGATCCAGTATGTCTTTGAACTCTTGTGAATCTACTAATGGTTTACACTTTGCTCTATATAGGTGTGGATACCAAGTTACTGAAAATCCTTCTGCTGCTCTGTTTACATCTTCAATTACATAAAATCTTTTTAGTGCATAATTCAAATCGTTTAATGCATATTCGTCTTTTAGGTGCGGTAACTCTATTACATCACCTGGAATAATTTTTCTGCCAAGTTTTTCTATGGTATCTGTAATATGGAATGTAATGAATACTGTATCGTTCTGTAAAAATAATCCAAATTGACTTAGATTAAAGTCAATATCTTGTACGTTATAAACTCCACGCATAACGTAAACATCTGGATCATACTTTCTATCTCTGTTTTCAAGGAAAAGCATATCCTGAATATTAGTAGGACTTAGAGTATCATACTTAGGCTCACTAGGAGTCGCTTCTTTGCTTGATGCTGCTGTGCCTAGATACTTGTGCATAAGCACATCAGTACCACCAACTTGGAACATCTCCCAGGCAGTTTTGTCAATAAACTTGTAATCGTTGCCCTTTTCCGGACGGTATAAACTTAGTCTTGGCATAGTATATGTATTTACCGTTTTCTAGCAAAGGCATAAATACTAATATGAGCCAAATAGATAAAGCAAAACAAGAAGTATTTGATTATGTAAGACTGATGCTAGGTGACGGCATGATTGACGTTGAACTAGATCCGGAGCATTACGAGACAGGATTAAGAAGAGCATTAGGCGTATTTAGGCAGCGTTCGGACAATTCTGTAGAGGAAAGTTATATAACTCTAAGTCTAGAAGAAAATCAAAACGAATACATATTGCCTAAAGAAATACAGCAGGTAAGACAAATTTATCGTAGAAGTGTAGGATCACGTACAGGTAGCGGAACAGGCGGTACGGTGTTTGAACCATTCAATCTAGCGTATACAAATACATATTTGCTTAGTTCAACGAACATGGGTGGACTAGCAACCTACGAACTATTTGCACAGTATCAAGAACTTGTTGGAAAAATGTTTGGTTCGTTTATCAACTTTACTTGGAATCCACAAAGCAAAAAACTAATTATTATGCAACGTCCTAGAGGAACAGAAGAAGTATTATTATGGGCATATAACGATAAGCCAGATTTTGTAATACTCGAAGATGTGTATTCAGGACAGTGGATTAAAGATTATACTCTTGCAAACTGTAAAGTAATGCTAGGACAAGCAAGAGAAAAATTTGCAAGTATTGCAGGCCCACAAGGCGGTACAGCACTTAACGGTGCAAGTATTAAAGCAGAAGGCTTTAATGATATTGAAAGACTCACAATGGAACTTGGAACACAAGTTGCCGGCGGCCATGGTTATAGTTGGATTATAGGTTAATGAAAATACACGAATTAGTATCAGAAGAAGAGCATAATACAATCTTTAATGAGGTTGCCAAAATGGTATGGGGTAGAGCTGCTCCTACTGCTAAAGGCGGTAAAACCAAACTGCGTTTTAGATGCTCAGTAGGTCCACGCAAAGGCAGACAAGTTAGTCATCCTTCAAAATGTGTACAGCAATACAATGTTGCTAAAGCTCAAAAAATGAAAACTACTAGAGCAAGAACTGCTCCTACACAAGCACGTAGACAGAAAAGAAGTAAATCAATTAACACAGCAAGTGTTTTGGCAAGAAAACTTAACACAGGTAAACCAGGACAACCAAAACCTTTTTACTAAACACTTGACATACACGCAATAGATGCTATAATATAACTTTAAAGGAGAGAGTTATATGATTATAGGCGTTTGCGGGTTTATCGGTTGTGGTAAAGATACAGTAGCAGACTATCTGGTTAATTTCCATGAATACCGTAGAGAAAGTTTCGCAGATTCGTTAAAAGATTCAGTAGCAGCAGTATTTGGCTGGGATAGAACCATGCTCGAAGGTAGGACAAAAGAATCAAGAGAATGGAGAGAACAGGTAGATAAATGGTGGGCTGAAAGACTGGACATGCCTACTCTTACTCCGCGTTGGGTATTACAATATTGGGGCACAGAAGTATGTCGCAAAACATTCCACGATGATATTTGGATTGCTAGTCTAGAAAACAAGTTACGTAAAAGTGGTGATAATATTGTTGTAAGCGATGTTAGATTTCCTAATGAAATAAAGGCCATCAAAAATTTAGGCGGTAAAATTATATGGGTAAAAAGGGGTGATTTGCCTAGTTGGTATGATCTTGCAATAGCAGCAAATCAAGGTTCAAATGCTGCGATTAAAGGAATGAGAGATAACGGTATTCATGCCAGCGAGTGGGCATGGGTTGGAAC